CTCTCTCGGTTTGGAACAGTGGGAGACCGGAACTTCTCATCCCAACGCTTATGGTTGAAATGCACCCGCTGATGTAAGTAATCTGCTCGATGCTTTGTATCCGCAATACATACGTGGTCGTGACCAGGTGTGTACGCAGTTAAGGCGTAAGCTCCGAGTTCTGCACAGAGTGACTTTCCTCCCTGTCGGTATCCAAGGAGACATAACCACCGATTGTGCCCAAGCTCATTTTTTGGTGGGTTACCAAGGTAGGAGAGTAACGTAGTTTGGAGGTCGGTTGTGATTCTGGAGGGGTCGTATAAAATTTCTTTACCTGTCGCTTGGTCAAGCACATGACCAAAGGCGGGCAAACTAACAATAGGATTCCGCAACGCAGCAAAAGATTCGTACTGGGGCTCGACTTTTGACATCTATTCTGCCAAAGCGGTAGCTGGGATTGGCTCTCTTTCTTTCGGTGCTTCAAAACTTTCATCGACCACATACTTCGCTTCCAAACTCTTGGCGTTATCCGCAGCCTCTTGTAACCGTCCGAGGACTGTAGTGAAAGCCGCAGCTCTGTTTGTTTTCTCATTTTTACCAGAAGAAACTATAGCTGTGTACATCAACTCCGCATACGGCTGGGCCGCATCCGCTACCGTAGGTGGAATGTTACCACGCACAATCTCCGCAATAAGACCAGAACACATATATGCAAAATCATTCAAGTCCTCGACCGGCGAATCCTTAATCGTGTTTGCGATTTCATTTCGAGTATCTTCTGGAATCCGCTCCAGAAATAATGCGTACTCACTTGCAGACCTTCTTTTTGCCACGTTTACCTCACAGGGCCAGAATAACAGAAATTAAAAACTTTTGTACCTACTCAACTTGCGAACCGGAGGGTTCCGGTGGTGAGACAAAGACAACAATAATGTATCTATCGGTTTCTTAACGCGCTTTTTAGGCAAACTACTCAAAGCCTCTGGTGTGTGCAGGTAGTTCGGTAAAAGCATCTTAGCAGTATTACAAGTTGTGAACTGGGGCCGCTCGTTTAAATCATTCCATATCCGCAGCCTCTTAGCAAACTTACAACGACTGCTCTTTTTTTGAGTAAATGGAACGGACCTCATGTCCACACGGTACGCCCAAATCCAATATGGGACCGAGTTTGCAAAACTACCCACAGAATTCAACACGGATTTGTGGATGTCTGCCTCACTCTTACCGGACCAGTTGCAAATCAATCTCGTGGGCACACCATGACAGTGCGCCATCAAATACTCCAAACCCTCGGTCGGGATTGTCTGTCTAATTCTTTTTATTTGATACCTGCTAAGGTCGGACAAAAGGTCCGAAGAATAACTAGGGAAAAAATGAGCTGCGAAATACCGCGGCGTAACTAACAAAAGTTTTTTAAGTTCCGGTATTATGTACTCCCGCGGGGCATACATCGACTCCGGTTGCCAAAGCCATTGGGCATAATGCTGGTTATCCAAAATCCAAGGCTTGAACTCTTTGTACTTTTCACGCTCTTGTAACGTCCGAGGTTTATTGGGACCGAAAAAGTAAGGAACCTTCCAAGTAGCCGGGGTCAAAAAAGGTGACCTTCGTTTACTCCGTCGATGCTTGTTTAAGAAGTTCAAAAATGGAAACAGATATTCTTCTTTTGAGTGCAAAATAACTCCGTGGCAAAAGACATTTCGCGAAAATTCATGGCATTGTTCTGGTTAGGCATATTTTACGTTCAAAAATTGGCCGTGTCAAACCGCCGTTAACCGTAAACGCTGTACATCCACGTAGTTTTTTAAAAAACAAGAAAATGTGGCAGCGATAATCCAGTTCCATCCAGCACATTAAACAAAAAACCACGATCTATGTGTTTTTCCAAGTTCATATATATTTTTTAAAAAGTTTGTACTAACTTGAGAAAATCGTGGTATCGTGGTTATTTGTTTAATCTGACGGTCCTTCGGTGATTATGGGGCGGTGTTGACTTGTCAATACATGCGAAAACTCCACGATCTCCTTGTTTTTCAGATTTCAAAAAAAAAAAACTTTACAATTCCTTGATATAAAAAAACTCGGTTAAGCAAATTTAGGCTTAACCGGAATTTGGTTAAGGCCGAAAACGGGTTTTTTGCTAAACCAATTTTTATATTTTTGGGACCCTATTCAATAAAAAATAACCCCCCCATTAAGGGGTAATTTTTCTTAACCGAGACTTTAATTTTCTTAACCGGAGGGACGACTTGGAAATTTGATTGATGTGTACTTGGAGCCTCTGGAGATTCACACACCGCGCGGCCAAATCGAGGGCTGGGGGGGCCACTAACCTACGCGCACACTACCCCCTGTGGATTTTCACCCACCCTCGGCGCGCGGTTCTGCGCTTTGGTCCTGCTTTTTCGTCGTTTCATACCTCCTGGTAAAAGTAACTGATACCTCAGTATCGTCGTTTGAATTTCGAAGTCAAGTGTTTTTTCGCGAAAGATTACAATTGGTTGAAAGGCTAGGTTTGACCGTAACAATCGCCCGGTAACCTAAACCACTACCCGTTACCCGGTAACCGATACCCCAGGTTAAACGCTAACTTTTACCCGTTAACGCCCTAACCCTAGCCGATTGTTCACCTTTTCAAAACAATAACCCACCGATAGTCAATATCCCACACACCCAATTTTAAACCGCTAGACGTCTCTGCATATGGCCCTACGTCCCTCATTTAGATTTCACCCGGTTTCCCCCCTTAAGGATGTAGCGCGCACATGCGCGTGTCGTGCGGTTTTGATTTCCCTCAAAAATAAATCGGATTTTTTTTGTCGTTTATTATTTCGGTTGAACCTTGTTTTTCGCTTAACCGAGATTTTTGTCACGAAAAAACACTTGCCCTGTGATTTCGCAATGCCTACATTGAAATTGTCCGACGGTGAGACACTCACCAACGACAACGGGATGACAGCATAACATAGGAATTGTCACCCGAATGTCTATTTCGTCAGCGCTGCCAGTAAGCTGATTCGGTAGGCCATCCCACATTATCGCCATGCACTACGTGGAACCCGTAGGGCTAGATAGAGGCAACCTCGGTATTCATACCGACGGGGGTGGGTAACGCTTTGAAACCAACTAGCGAGCCCGATAGCAAGGGTTCGCGGTTTCAAATGTAGAGCCAAGCCCACGCCCTACGGGGCAAGATAGTGGTTTGGGAGCCCTCTGTAAACGTATAACAAGGCTCCGACGCTTGGCTCTACTTTTGAAACTTTGGAGAGTAAAAAGTGACTACAGCAATACGACTGACTGAAGCCATCACTAGGCTAGAAATGAACCAAGTATCGGGCACGTCCATCGGCAAGATAGAAGTGTTCAAGTGTAATCAAACGACGTACAAAAATCACTTGTACAAGGTGACAATCGCAAGCGATGGGTGTGCACTGTCTATCAAAGTGGTGGAAATCCGTGGGACTGCTGCGCTGCGTTCAACCGAGTCGATAAGTTATTTCAGAACACCGTCCGGTGCGGTGGAGTACATCAACAACATGCTGCGAAGCACCATGTGGACTTTCGAGGAGTAAGTAATGAACCGTGATTTACTGTACATTGTGAGAGAACTAACGCTCTTGAAAGAGGGGCAAACGTTGGACGTGGCTATCATGCGGTCGCCACGTGAGTGGGACGGCTACACCCAAATGGTCGGCATGATTAGCATGCGGAAGGAATTCAACGAAACCCATGGCGACCACATCCGAGCGGACTACGTCCGCATGGACAGCGAGCGAGTGTGGATGGACGACCATGTGTGGTCTGGCTGCGAAGTGAACGCGGTTATAACTATGGTCAACACTTATGGGAATTGTGAAAACACTAGGCTGGAAACATACGCGGGCCAAGACCTTCGTATTGAGGAGTAAGGTAATGGACGACGTGTACGAAGTAGAGGCATGCCAGGATTGCATCATGTGGATTGCCAATGGTGAACTACCACACGACAACCCGGATAACTTTGACCCCGACCGTATTGAAGCGAATTGGAGCGGCTGGGTGCTCGCATTGGGTGGGGAATCACTAGGCTTCAGTCACTATGGCTGTGAATGCTGTGGCTCACATCTAGGTGGAGACCGCTACAAATTGAACGCATGGAAGGAGGAATAAATGGACATCCGAGACTGTATCCAACTAGGTGAACCCGTGTGTGATATGCACTACGGTGTCGCCCGAAAACTACCGTCGGGCATTGAGGTGGAAGTGGAGAACTATACCA